AACGAACTAAGGACGACGAAGAGAAGGCACTTGGCTACGACGCAACCAACTGGCTCAAAGAGAAGCTCGATGGTGCTATCTCTGGCGATGATGACCTCGTTATTAGGACTGAGCTTGTTGGGGGTGTTGGTAAATACGGTAGACTCCTGGGATGGCTTTACATTGGAGACTCAGAACTCTCCCTCAATGAGCAAATGATAACAGAAGGCTACGCTTGGTCCTACGATGGTGGTACTAAGCAGAAAGACTTCGAAGAACTCAGAGAAATCAGACGTGCCAACGGAACTCTCTGAAAATAACCAGTATATTATAAAAAAATAATCTGTGTGTAAAGGAATACTTATAAAATCGTAGCCAATCGTAACACTATTTTCTGCTACATAGCTTATAATCTGTGTAGCAGAGAGATACAATGATGTATGGATTTTATATGCTGGTAGTGTTCGTTGCCATCTTGGTAGCGATTGCTGGCGTTGATGAAACCTTGAAGATCTTTGCTTACGCTGATCTACAACTTAGATATGCGTTCGTCCGACTTCAGATGAAGTGGATGGGTTGGAAACTTAAGAGGCAACTTGTTAAGGACACCAACAACTTTGAAAAGTTCCTCAAGGAGTACGACAAATGAATACCAAAACTTGCCCTAAGTGTGGGGCGACTTGGATTGGTGGTGAGCATTATTGGTCTGGCACTGGCAAGAAAGGAAACGAACTTGACCTAGCTGGATTAGTGTGTAACAACTTAGGTGACGACACTTGCATCAACCCATGTAGAGGTCAAGATGGTGGTGTTACTTGGAAGAAAAGACTAGAAGAACTAGAGCAAGATCACCCTATCGATAAATAGTCAGTAGTGATCTGATTGTTGTGGCAACTAGTAATGATGTTTACTTAGGTAACCCGAACCTGAAGAAGGCGGGAACACCTATCCAGTTTACAAAGAAACAGATTGACGAATGGATCAAATGTAAGAATGATCCAATTTACTTTGCGATGAACTATATACAGATTATCTCTCTCGATGAAGGTCTTGTCCCGTTCAAGATGTATGACTTTCAGAAAGAAATTCTGCGAGACTTCCATGAAAACCGATTCAACATCGCAAAGCTCCCACGACAAACAGGCAAGAGTACCACGGTGGTTGCTTATCTTTTATATTACGCAATTTTTTATGATAGTGTTAACATCGGTATTCTTGCAAACAAGGCATCTACCGCCAGGGAACTATTAGGAAGACTACAACTAGCATACGAAAACTTACCAAAGTGGATGCAGCATGGTGTGCTAGTATGGAACAAAGGTAATGTGGAGTTAGAAAATGGCAGTAAGATATTGGCAGCTTCTACGTCTGCGAGTGCTGTCCGAGGCATGTCGTTCAATATTCTCTTCCTCGACGAGTTCGCCTTCGTTCCAAACCATGTTGCGGAGCAATTCTTTGCCTCTGTTTATCCTACTATTACTTCTGGTAAATCAACAAAAGTCATAATCATCTCAACGCCGAATGGCATGAACCACTTCTACAAGATGTGGGAGGATGCTAGGAGAGGCAAGAATGATTATGTTACTAACGAAGTCCATTGGTCGCAGGTCCCAGGAAGGGACGCCAAGTGGAAAGAAGAAACAATCAAGAACACTTCGCCACGTCAGTTCGCTCAAGAATTTGAGTGCGACTTTCTAGGATCTGCTGATACGCTTATCAGTCCATCCAAACTACAAACTATTCCATTCGCAGACCCCATCGCTAGCAATGCAGGACTTGACGTGTATGAGAGAGTCCAAAAGGATCACGAATATATTGTTACTGTGGACGTTGCCAGAGGAATTGGTGGCGACTATAGTGCTTTCATCGTGTTTGATATCACCACGATGCCGTATAAGATCGTTGCGAAGTACAGAAATAATGAGATTAAACCTGTATTGTTTCCCTCGGTAATCTTCCAAGTCTGTAAAGAATATAATAACCCCTATGTTCTGGTAGAAGTCAATGATATCGGTGATAGTATTGCTGCAACTCTCAATTACGATCTTGAGTATCCTAACGTCCTTATGTGTGCTATGCGTGGCAGAGCGGGTCAGATCGTCGGACAAGGTTTCTCAGGAAACAAAACACAACTAGGTGTGAAGATGAGCGTGACCGTCAAGAAGATTGGTTGTGCCAATCTAAAAGCAATTATTGAGGAAGACAAATTAATTTTTACAGATTTTCAAATCTTCCAAGAGCTTACTACGTTTGTGCAGAAAAAGCAAGCATGGGAAGCAGATGAAGGATATCATGATGACCTTGTAATGTGTATGGTTCTCTTTGCATGGTTAGTCATGCAGGAATACTTCAAGGAGATGACTGACCAGGATATAAGAAGGCGGATCTATGAAGAACAACGAAATCAGATTGAGCAAGACATGGCTCCTTTTGGGTTTATTGATGATGGGATGGGTGATGACACCTTCATTGATGGGGACGGATCACTCTGGGAGTATGGAAACACCCAAGAAGAAGTCTCTTATATGTGGAACTACTGATGGATATTGGGGATCAATTTAGTCTAGAACATTTACTCTTCAGAGAAAGGATTTGTAGATCCTGCGGAGAGAAGAAAGACTTGATCTCTGAGTTTTATCTAACAAGAAAAAGCAAGAAAGGTCATCCATCAGCATATGCATATGAGTGTAAGGAGTGTACTGTCAAAAGGGTTGTAGAATCTAGGAAGAAGAGAGACCCTTTTACTGACTGGGGATATCCAGATTGGTAGTTCACGCACTGTTCACCACCTCTGAACATACCGAAAATCTAAATAGATTTAGATAAATTTGATATCTAAGAGGTAAAATACATGGCAAGTCAAGTCTCGCCTGGTGTTGTTATTAGGGAACGTGATTTTTCCAATGCTGTTGTTACAGGAGCAAGTGCTATTCGTGGTGCTATTGCTTCTTCATTCCGCACTGGACCTGTAGGCAAAATTGTAAACATCGGTTCTCAAAGAGAGCTAATCGATACGTTCGGTACACCATCCGAGGCTAACGCTGGCGATTGGTTGGTTGCTTCAGAATTCCTCCGCTACGGCGGACAACTCGCAGTTGTTAGAGCAGCAACTGGAGTTCTAAACGCCACTGAAAGTGGCACTGGTGTTCTTATCGGTGATAAGGATGCTTTCGATGCTGGCGTAACTTCAGAAAAGTTTGCTGCTCGCTACGCTGGTGCTGACGGTAACAACCTTCGCGTTGTAATCGTTGATCGCGGTGCTGATTGGGTTATCACCACATCATCACCCCACTCACTATTAGTTGGTGGTTCATACGCAGCACAAAACGGCACATATGAAGTATACGAAGTAATTGACAATAACACTATTGCTGTTGTTGGAACAACTACTCCAGTTCCAGCTGGAACAGATACCGCAGTTGCTTGGGATTACAATTCACAAGCAATCGGTTCAACTGGTTTAACATACAAGTCAATCGCTCCTCGTCCTGGTACTTCAGCATTTGCTGCTGAGCGTTATCTCTCATATGACGAAGTTCACGTTGCTGTTGTTGACGAAGCTACAAATACAGTTGTTGAGAGACTAACATATCTTTCAAAACTATCTGATGCTAAGACTCCAGAAGGTGCTTCATCTTATTGGAAGGATTACGTCAATGAGTATTCAGATTATGTTTATGCTGGCGCTGCTCTTGGTACTGCTGAAGTAACAACCGCTGGCGAAGATCCTGGTGCTGCAGCAGCATCTTATGGTGCTACTTCATCTGCTCCTCTTGCTCTAGCAAGAGTTCTACCTACCGCAGGTGGTTCTCTATCAGGTGGTGTTGATGACTATGCATATACTGCTGGTGAAATCCAAGCAGCATATGACTAGTTTCTAGACACCGAACAAACCACTGTAGACTTTGTTCTAATGGGTGGCGATGCTGCTAATGAGAACGATACAATTGCTAAAGCGCAAGCAGTTGCTGCTGTTGCTAATAGCAGAAAAGATTGTATCGCATTCATTTCACCTTGGACTGGAACTCAAGTTGCTACATCTGGTGGCACTGCTCTAACTCCAGCAGCACAACTAGCAAACACAATCGCATTCTTCGAGAACGTTGCTTCTTCTTCATATGTTGTTTTAGACAGTGGTGTCAAATATACCTATGACCGTTTCAACGATAAGTATCGTTATGTTGGTTGTAACGGTGATGTTGCTGGTCTTTGTGTTTCAACTTCCTCAATTCTAGATGACTGGTTCTCACCAGCAGGTCTAAATCGTGGTGGTATTCAGAACGTTGTAAAACTCGCTTTCAATCCTAACAAGGCACAGAGAGACGATCTTTACACCAGCAGAATCAACCCAATCGTTTCTATGCCTGGTTCTGGTCCTGTTCTCTTTGGAGATAAGACTGGTCTTGCTTCACCTAGCGCATTCGATAGAATCAATGTTCGCCGTCTCTTCCTCAACGTTGAGAAGAGAGCAAAGGCACTTGCTGAAGGCGTACTCTTTGAGCAAAATGACAGCATCACTCGCGGTAGTTTCAATGCTTCAATCTCTTCTTACCTAGCAGAGGTTCAGGCACGTAGAGGTCTAACTGACTTCCTTGTTGTTTGTGATGAAACAAATAACACCCCAGAAGTCATTGATAGAAACGAGTTTGTTGCTGAACTCTACCTCAAGCCTACACGCTCTATCAACTATGTAACGGTTACCGTAACTGCTACAAGAACGGGCGTTTCGTTCGCTGAAGTCATCGGTAGATGATAATTAGTTATAGAGAAAAAAATTAACGAGGTAAACACAAATGGCATCGTCAAACGTAAGTCAGTTTTTAACAACTATTGGTCAGGGCGTCAAGCCCAATATGTTCCTTGTGGATGTTCAATTCCCAGACGCACTAAAGTCGGGAAAGGATCTAAACCTTACAAACATTCTTTGTAAGTCAGCAGCACTCCCAGGTTCAAACCTGGGTGTGATTGAAGTTCCTTTCCGTGGAAGAACAGTCAAGATCGCAGGTGATAGAACCTTTGATACTTGGACTGCTACTTTCTTCAACGACAAGAACTTTAGTCTTCGTTCTTATTTTGAAGAGTGGGCAAACAATATCAACACCCACGAAGCGAATACATCTCCTCTCTTTACTCCATCAACCTCTTCAGGTTACATGGCAGATCTCAAAGTAGATCAACTAGAGAAAGATTCTAGCGAAGAAGGCGCAATTCTAAGAAGATACACTCTCAAGTATTGCTTCCCAACCAACGTTTCTCCTATCGATCTTGCTTATGACAGCAACGATCAGATTGAAGAATTCACCGTTGAGTGGCAGTATTCCTACTTCACAGCTGAAGCAGGATCTAGAGATGGTGTTTCTGGCATTGGCGTAGTCTGATAAATAGTTGGAGCGTCCAACTATTGAATAGATAATCATGAGTCAATTATTTGGCTTCCAGATCAATAGAAAGGAGGGACAGAAGGGGCAATCCCCTGTCCCTCCTTCTGCTGATGAACCCATCGCCGTTGCCGCAGGTGGGTATTACGGAACATATGTAGATACGGATAATCAAGCTCGCAACGAGTTTGAGATGATTCGTAGGTATCGTGACATGGCAATTCACCCTGAGGTGGATAGTGCGGTAGATGAAGTTGTAAACGAATTTATCGTAAGTGATGCTTACGATTCTCCAGTAGATATCAACCTAGACAATCTTGAGGTTGGTGCTGGAGTAAAGAAAAGA